CTCCCGTCCTCCTGAAGAAAGGCGCCGCCCGCCTGTACGACCTCTACCTGGCCGGCGAGCTTCCGATGAAGAAGACCTGGGACGGCCTGTTCACCCACGACAAAGCGTTGCGGGGTGCAGCATGAAAACATATCCGCTGGAAATCGAATCCGTCGGCAGCGACACCTACATCGCCATGAGCCGAGGTCATCACGACCTTGATCTGTTCATGGCCGAGGCCGTGAAAGAGTGCCCGGGATGGTTTTTGGGCGGCCCGGTACACGTTTGGGTGAAGTCCACTCCAGACCGCAGTGGCGAGTTCAGCATGCGCTACGTGTTCGTTGAGCCCGGCACAAGAGGCGCCTGGCCTGCCACCTACTGCCATGAGTTTGGCGAAGGCTACCAGCGCTACAACTCAGCACAGAACACACCGGAGGCCCAATGATGGCCAGATCCAGAAACATTAAGCCGGGGTTCTTCTCGAATGAACACCTGGCCGAGGTGGATTTTGCCACCCGCTTACTCTTCATTGGCATGTGGACCGAGGCTGACCGTGAGGGGCGCCTGGAAGATCGTCCGCGCCGGCTGAAAATGGCCCTGTTCCCAGCCGACAATGTGGACATCGAAAAGATGCTCGCCGACTTGGATCATTTGGGGTTCATCACTCGGTACACGGTTGGATCATTCAAGGCGATCCAGATCGTCAATTGGGCGAAACATCAGAACCCGCACATCAAAGAGGCGAAGAGCACCATCCCTGAAATGCCCGAGTTAGAGCATTGCCAGGTAAAGACTGGTGCAAGCCCGGTGCAAGCACCATGCGAGCATGGTTCTTTCCCGGCTGATTCCCTCTCTCTTGATTCCGGATTCCGGATTCCTGATTCCCTTCCTCCGTCGCCGGCTCCGGTGGTGGTCGAAGACCTTTTCCCAAAGTTCTGGAAGCTCTATCCGCGCAAGGTCGGGAAGGACAAGGCAGAGAAAGCATGGGCGAAGCTGAAGGTGAGCCAGGAACTGTTCAGCTTGATGGTCACGGCCCTGGCAAAGCAGGTTCTGACGCCTGACTGGCTGAAGGACAAGGGCCAGTTCATTCCGCACCCATCAACCTGGCTGAACGGCAAGCGCTGGGAGGATGAAATCCCCGACATTGCCAGCAACGTCCACCCATTCACCCCGCGCCGTCAGTCCAACGAACCTGACTTCAACAGCAGCGCATGGGCCGAAGGCCTTGTGGTGACCCCATGAAGCCAATCAACCAGCTCATGGCGACCATGGGCAACCTGCCGCCGGCCAATCACGTCCAGCCGCTACTGGTGACGCCTGAGACGACGGAAGTTGTGAACGGTCTGTTCCGCCGCCTGCGCGGGATCTTCCCGGCCTGGCGCCAGGCGTGGCCGTCCACCGAAGCGCTCGACGCTGCCAAGGCTGAATGGATCAAGGAGTTCGCCGCCGAGGGCATTCGCACCCTGGAGCAGATCGAGTTCGGCATCCAGAAGTGCCGCAAGCTGAAAAAGCCCTTTGCGCCGAGTGTCGGTGAGTTCATCGCCATGTGCGTGCCCAGTCCTGAGGACTTCGGCATGCCAATCGCAGCTGACGCATGGCTTGAGGCGCTGATGGGCACCTACAGCCATGAAGCGGCGAAGCTCGCAGCCCAGGCCACGGGCCTGTTCGACCTGCGGGCCGCCAAGCAGGAGGACAAATCGCTGCGCGCCCGTTTCGAACGCAACTACGAAGTGATCCTGCGCCGTGCTCAGGAGGGGAAGCCGCTCGATGGGAAGATCGCCATTGGTATCGGCCACGACAGCCAGAAGACCGAGTTGGAGCGCGCTGAGGAATACGCCAGCCAGCAACAGGCGCGCCTTCTGGAAATCCAGGCCATCCCATGCAGCGGCACAGCGGCACGGGCGCAGCTGATGGCGAAGTTCGGCAAGAAGACCAGGGAGCAACGGACATGACCATCGACAAACTAAAACTCCAGAAGCTGCTGTGGGCCGAAGCCGCGTCATTCCGGGCCGACTGCGCCGACTGGAAGCGCAACACCGAGGCGCTGCAGGAGTTCCTGGGCGAGAGGACGCTCGAGGAAGTGGCGTTGGAGCTGCTGGCCGAGAACGAGACGCTGCGCAAAGAGCGCGACAAGCTGGCCGAGGACAAGCAAGGGCTGCTGGAAGATTTCGCGGGGTGCCTATGACCGACAAAATCAGCGTCAACTGCCAGGCCAAGCTCTCCGAGGCCATCACCCGGCTCAGCGCCATGTTCCGCGACAAGAAGTTCGTGGTGGTCTCCCTTCGCCCGGGCAAGGACCGTACGCTCGACCAAAACGCGCTGTGGTTTGCGATGTACAAGCGGATTTCCGAGATGACCAAGATCGGCGACCCTGCCGACGCCCGCCGGTACTGCAAGCTCCACTTCGGCGTACAGATCCTGCTCAACGAGGATTCCGGTTTCCAAGCGGCCTGGTACCGGGTCATGCGTCATCTGCCCTACGAGGAGAAGCTGGCTCCGATGGGCGAGCACAAGTTGTTCGGCCCGGATGGCTTCCCGGTGACCAGCCTGTTCAATCGCGCCCAGGGCATCCAATACACCGACCGCATGGCGGCGTACTTCACCGGGCAGGGCGTGGTGTTCTCCGACCTTCTGAGCGAGGTGGCAGCATGAGCAGGCGTGACTGGTATGACCGTCGAACGGATAAGCGTGTGGCTATCCAGATCGCCGAAGAGCAGGGGATTGTCGCCGACAGCTCGGCACTGCGCGCATCCCTGGTCGCCAAGATTCACTCTGGCGAAATGACCATTGATCAGGTGCAGGCCGAACTTCGGAAAGTGAAGCGCGAGGCCAAGAAAAATGGCCTGAAGACGCGCGACCAGATATGGAGGTCCGCATGACGATAGAGCGGAAGCAACCCCGCGCCAAGAAATGCCGAGTCGCCGAGTGCAGAGCCTCTTTCGTCCCACAGCGCCTGGGCCAGGCCGTATGTAGTCCTGCCTGCGCAATCCTCGATGCTCCGAAGCAACCAGCGAACCAAGAGAAGGCCCGCAAGTCGCTGGCCCAGGTCGAGCGGCGGGAGATCCAGGTCAGGAAAGAGGCCCTGAAAAGTCGCGCCGACCACCTCAAGGATGCGGAGAAAGCTGTACGCGACTATCGCCGCACCTACGAGCTGAGCATCGGCAGCGGGTGCATCAGCTGCGGCCTGAGTCAGGAAGAGATCCGCGCCGCCCAAGGCTGGAAGGTCGGCGGCGCATTCGATGCCGGCCACTTCATGGGTAAGGGCGCCCGGCCAGAACTCAGGCTGACGCCATCCAATATCTGGCTCCAATGTAAAGCCTGTAACTCGGGCTCCTACATGCACGCCCGCAAGGGCTACACGGTTTCCCAGGGCTTCCGGACCGGGTTGATCGCCCGCATTGGCCTGGAGGCAGTGGAAGCGCTCGAGGCCGACCATGAGCCGCGCAAGTACACCGTCGAGCAACTGAAGGCGATGACCGCCGAATACCGGGCCAAGACCCGCGAACTGAAGAGGGCTGCAGCATGATCTATCGCAACGTTATTTCCGCAGTGGTCCGAGCCTTGGCCGCTGAGACCATCAACTCCGCCGGCGGCTGTGACTTCGAGCCGAAGGTTCAAACCAGCAAGCTCAAGGGCGAGATCACCGGAAAGGATGCGACCCTGCTGGCGGACTGTATCGTCCACAAGCTTCTCCATGCGCAGCTGACGCCGCGGCAGTGGAACGCACTGGTAGCAAAGTACAGCACCCACAAAGGGCGGAAGGTTGATTCGATCGGACGGCTTGTCTCAGCCATCAAGAGCCCGGCGCCTCAACGGTTCACCCAGCAGGCCGTACTGGTCTGGGCGATACCGCAGCAGCTAAAGGGTATCCAGCGTACAGCCGTCATAGCCAAGCCGGCCGAAGTCCTCAAGTGCAAAGAAGATTGCGGGTGCAAGGACAAATGCAAGCTGGATTGGCGCAATCGGGCAGCCCAGGAAGCCGTTGAGCGCGCCAACCGTCACGCGCGGGCTATTGCAGAGGCGCGCCCTGGAGAAATGATTGTCCTGGCCGCTTCCAACTACGACATGACCAACTGGGACAGCCAGGGCCTGACAGAGCGTACCTACCAGCGGTGGAACAAGTCCATCAAGGATGTGTTGGAGGGCATCGTGAACGAGGCGCTGATGGATGCCCAGCGCATGCTTGAGGTGGCTGGAGCACTGGAAAATGAGGCGGCATGAAATAGTCCCTCAAAAGGGCTTGCAATGTCATGTCGCCATGTCGCATTATTCACCCATCCTGTCATTCCTGCGTGTGTAGGACTGACGAACAAGAACCCGGCCACCGCGCCGGGTTTTTTGTTATGGGATTTCTGTGTAGCTCACGTCGGTATAGCCTGAGTCAACGCACATCGTCTTAAAAGTCTGTCGAGTTTGGTCGCCCCAGGGCTGATCTTTCATCGGAA